TCTGCGGATATCTGCAGACCTTGCTTTAGTTGATTCATTTTACCTTTTAGTTTTTTATTCTCTTTTTCTAAATCATAAATATATTCATCATATCTCTTTTTTAATTTTCCGTGAATGGTTGAATTACCATACATATTTTTTGTAATTACTATGCCACAACCGCCAATAATTGCAGCTGCAATAATAACTAGATATTCAATCATTCAATAATCCTTGAATCCAGTACGTTATTAGTCTTTTTCCCCCCTTTCCCACACCCTTACCCCCTACTTTTACCTATTTTCACCCTATTTTCACCGTATTTCGCTATTACCTCCACACTTAACTATTACACTTGTCCTATCCTAACTAACCTCACGGGAAGTGGATATTGGGGGAATAGAAACTCGGGGTTGGGGAACCCCTAGCACGTTGATTTTTTAGAATAAAAAACTAGGGGTGAAATAGGAATAATTTAAAGTTCATGTGTGTTGTACGTTACGTTATTTTATTTGACCATCCAACTTATGATCAAACTAATCAAGTGATATTATGCCATACAAACGAAGTAGTACTAGTGACCGCTATGGTAACGCTAGTAAAACAATTACTTTGCCTTTATCATCATGGGCATATCTTGCAGAATGCTGTGAGATTATGGAAGTAGACGTGAAAACGACATTAGTTAGGTCGATTGCCGTACTTCACGCACAGCAAACAAGAATATCAAGGGAGATAAAAAAATAATGTCTGCGGATAATGTTATCTGTGGTTATTGTGGGGATAATCTCGATGATATGGATGACTTTGCAAAAGAACTACACGTCGCCGTGTGTTTTGATAAAGGAAGTTGAATCTGTGAGTGTTTTATAGCCATACAAACCACTCACAAACCCTTTTTTTTATTATTTTAGTTAATCTTTAACGCTATTTGTTTAATTTATTTGACTATCATCCTGTTATACTAATTTGATAGGGCATACAGGCAGACCTGTTAAACCCCCCCTCATTTCCACTAAAAACACCAAGATTGATTTTGTTCCTAGTATGACTAAGTCATTGGGGGGGTTGAACATTTGTGGCTATTTTCTTCTTCTCTTAGAAATTAAATCAACTGTTAGATAAATTACCATTCCCTCTAAAACCACAAAAAATAACTCAATGATACGCTCGATGTAATACTGCAACATAGGGCTATGTAGTTCAAAACCCCCCCCCTCTAAATCAAAACTGTTTGAATAATTGTTAGTATGGTGATTATAGAACCAATAAGTGCGGCTATCTTTATTTTACTAATCATTTAATTTGAATCCCTGAATACCAACCCCGACTTGTTCCGCCAGAAGCTCCTAATGATATTCCAAAACTATTTGTTAATCCTACTTTAATGGGTATGGTTTTTTCGCTCATCACATTGCTCATTATAGTCCCACCATAATCAATAATCCCGCAACGAATGGTATAGTCTAAAGGCAATGCTAGGATAATAATTTCAACACCTGCCGCAGGAGTAAAATTGAGATAAGCGTTTGTTGCTCCAAGCTCTGCAATTACATCCCCTACTGCCATTAGAAAGACCATCCTATAACATCGTCATGTCTACCAATAACAATTTTAATTTTATTAATTGTTAGTATTTTTTGTTTATTGTTTTTATCATATACTGTAATGTTAAAAGATTCTTTAGGGATAGAGTTCTCTGCTTCTGTATATTTACAGTGTAGACATTTATCTAATTTACCTTTACAGTCACAAGTTAAACATTCTTTCCATCTACATTTTTTAGGCAATCCTATAATTTTTAATTCCATTATACACCTATTACTATTCTAGTATAGAGAGAAGAATCATTAATTAGAGTAGTATTATCTAAAGAACCGCCCTCCCCTGCCGCATTAGAATGCACATGTGCAGTTATTGCGCCGCCACTTGAACCCCCACCAAAGCTCATACTTGAACCTCTATTTGTGGCTCTGATTTTTGTAATGGTAAGACCTGTGCCTCAATTAGAACCGTGCCACCAGCACCCGCATTAATTGTCATGTAATTAACAACAGCACTATCTACTGTATCAAAAGATGAAGCGGCTAAATTTGCAAATACTCTATTCAAATTATAATCATAGGTTGCCGCATTAGCCCCATCATTGTTGGTAATTTTAATTGCAATGGCTCTTCCTAAGAATTGGTCAGGGAATGAAATATTAGTTTGAGTGTTCGCAGGGCATAATATCCTAATTGGGTAAAGTAAGGGAATATTACTTACGGTTACTTGTTTAGAAGAAAAAGGCACGTCACTTTACTCCTTAGTTTAATGGAGCTCCATAACGCACTAAGATTTGCGGATTGGCTAAAACGCCAGCCGATTGTGTGCATTGCCATTGATAATTCCCAGAACTCATTGTCACATTTCCGATACTTACTCTCCCCGAAGTATTTGGATTGATAGCAGAACTAAATGTACGAACTGCGGTTGCATTACCATTTTTCACTAATACAAACTCATGGAGTTGTGTAGCTGCTAATGGTGGATTTGAAACAAGGTCTTGAATTACGTTTGGTGTTAAAACTAGGAAATTATTTTGGCTCGTTTGGAGGTCAGCCATGAATACTGGCACATTTAATGCTGGTGCAGCTCCAGTAAATTGGTATGTTCTTTGAACAGGTAGAGGCATTTTAAACTCCGAACTCCTGTTGTGGGGCTGATATGCCGCCACCAAACAAACCACCAAAGCTTGATAGACCACCTGACAAAACTACTTGAGCAATTCCGCCAGTGACTCCACCCGCTAAAAATGCGGCGCCAGTGGATGCAATAGGTGTAATAGGACTATCAGGTAGAACCCTACCCATAATCATTCCAACTAAAGAACCAGCGCCGATACCCTTAACGACTTCTCCGATAATTCCTGTTTTCAAACTACTTCCGATTTTCAAGCCGCCACTTCTTGCGCGACTTCTATATCGTGTTTTTCTTGAAACCATTGTTTTATTTTTTGTTTTAGTTTTATTTATCCTTACTGTTTTTCGTACAGATTTCGACGTTTTACGTCGGTTTTTTGCTGGACCAGTAGCCGATTTTCGTTTAAATCCACCTGACTTCATAATTTTAGCAAATTTCTTTCTTGCAGCTATCTGTTTTGGTGAGGGTTGATACTGCATTACTTTGTCGCCATAAATCACCATTATCTTCTACCACCCGTGTATGTGCCGCGCCTTGAACTTGGTTGAGTGCCGCCCGTTGAACCGCCACTTGAACCGCCAGTAACACCAGCATTAGAGGTGCCTGTCGAACTATCAGTTGAACCGCTAGTGTAACCGCTTGAACTTGAATAACTGCCTGTAATACTTACGCCGCTTAAACTTGATGACTTCCAAGATGTTGGTTGAATAGATGTTGTTTTTTGTTGAATAAAGCCGCCAGTATTTACTTTTGTTGCGGCATTAGAAACTGTTGAACCTGAAGGAGGAAAAACTTGAGGGCGAGCACTAGCTACCGTTTCAGTTGTAATACTTGCAGGCTCTACATATCGACCCTCTGCTAAATTAGGGTCAGTAGTTAGTAATTCTAATAATCTTTCTTGAGCAACTAAGAGGGGATTGAGTGCGGGATTTTGTATATTTTCAGATAGTCTTTCAGTAGCTTCTGCTAGTGGATTAATTGCTTTAGTAAATGAATCATATAAATTTGAAAAACCGCCGCCAATTTTTAAACCTATTCCGCTTGCGCCGCCAAGTTTGTAAAAAGCTAAGATACCTCCACCAATTAGACCTAACGTGAGCCAGTTTGATATCGATACCATATAATACGATATTCGTCGTTTTATTTATCATTTGTTAACGGATTATTGCAAAACAAGCATTTATCCACTTTAATATCTATACCATTCCAAATTAATCCCCAACCCAAATAACAAGCAGTACACAATTTATTATTATACTGAAAAGCCTTCGTCATTTGCAATTTCATCTTTTTTACCATCTTTACTAGGTTTAACAAACTTGTTTAGTATTTCTTTAATCTGTTCTGGGTTTTCTGATAACATTTTTTCTGCATACTTCATTAGTTTTGGGTCACTAAGGAACGGTCGAACAGATTTTGGCAGCATTGGTGCAAACTGTGCTATTATTTCCCCGATTGCACTCATTGGGTTTTCAGTAGAGTCTGCGGATATCTGCAGACCTTGCTTTAGTTGATTCATTTTACCTTTTAGTTTTTTATTCTCTTTTTCTAAATCATAAATATATTCATCATATCTCTTTTTTAATTTTCCGTGAATGGTTGAATTACCATACATATTTTTTGTA